GCCAAGAGTTTTCATCCGGTTCATCAGGTTTTCACTGGCTTTTGCCCCGTTGAAAGGACGACCGGATTTAAGGGGGTTCTGCCCTAAAGCCACATATTCAAAGACAGCGACTTTTTCTTCGTCGAAGGCTTCCCCTAAGACTGTCTTCAACTGATTCCGAATGGCCTCGGTCATTTTAACTCGTAACATTTTAGGCTCCTTACTTCACTGCGTTACTTTTAGCGCCTTTGTCCGCTGGTTTATTAGACTGGCGTTCAGCACTACTTGGTTTCTTGCTCTCGGATGGTTTGGTCTTGTCAGTATCTGCTGCTGGATCAGTGGCAGATTTATCAGAAAAACCTGTACCGCTCAATTCGGGAGCCGTTTCTGGACGAATAGTACCATACATTTGTAGATGGTAGTAATCATCAGTAATCATCCCCAAAGATAAATCTTTGTGGAGCCTAGCTTGTTTTTGAACACGAGAAGGTTCTAGCTCATTATCAGGGCGTAACTCTACTGGCTCAAAATAAACTGTGACTTTCGATAAGCTGCCCTGCAATCGAATCGCTAAAGTTAACAGTTGACTCCAGAAATCAGCAATGGGTTGATTAATCTCTTGAGCATTCATCGAGAAAATACGAGCTTCCACAGAAGCTGTATTAACCCCAGATTCCCCACGGCCTAAAATAGTGGCCATGCTTTTTAGGGCAGCTTGGTTTTGAGCATCAAGGACTTTAATGATTGGAGTAATGTCCAATTCCATAGCTGAGCTACTATTAAGGTATTGAGCCTCAAAGTAATCTGTGTGAACAAATGGGTCAGCCGGATTTAAGTTGGTTAAAACACTTGAGATGCTGTTGGTAAAAGCTGTGAAGTGGTCAATCTGCTTCTGAGCACCCCCAGTTTTGACAGATTGTGGAGCATTCTTAAGAACCACGTCTGATAGTAACTTCACCGCCATTCGTGGGTAACCTGTCACTCGCATAATGTCGTACAAATCATTGATAATTTGAGCACGAGCAAACACAGTGTTAATTGCTGAGATAAACAAGCTCTTACTATAGGGGCTTGATGGGTCTTGACGATACTCAGCATAAAAAAAGTTGGCAATGTCCAAGTCAGTTGGATCACCACTGCCTTGCTTTTGTTTAGGCTTGAGTTTGTTAGATTCATCTTCTTGCCACTCTAAAGAAGCGGCATCTACTAAAGTTACTTGGGAGAAGAATGTTGGTGACTTACTGTCTAAAACAAGCTCACCACCAAACGCCCCTCGTTTCAAAATAGAATATCGCTGCTTCTCTAAAAGAACATCTAAACTTTTGCTTTTGGTAAACCCACCAGAATAGTCTTGAGTTTGGGTTAGATATTCAAGGCATAGGTTTAAAATTTTATGCCCTTCTCGATCTACCAAACCGTCTACGTCCGTTACCAAGAAACGGATTTGGGTGTTCGCCACGGTTAAGAAAGCCCCGACCGCAGCGGCGCAGTCAGGATCATAGCGCATCAAGCGAGCGATTAGGTCGTCATCGGTTTCTGTAGCCCTGAAGTTGTAGGGGTCTACGAGGTGTGAGTTTGTTGCAATGTTGGGTATAGGACTACCCACGTTTGAAACCACAAACGTAGGTGTAGATGCCAAGGCCGAGCCTTTCCCCCTCAACTTAGGGAGGACTACAGTAACGGCCTTAGCGGCGGATTTTGAAGGTGCTAGAGCCATCTTTAAGCCCCCCTAATAGTTTTGGTCTACTAATTTCAGATTGTACAGGCAGCATCAATAAAACGCTAGGAGAACTCTCAACAGATTCAAAACCCAAGGCGTATTGCTCCATTGCTTGCAAAGCGTAACCTGCTGAATGAAAGAAGTGATCATGGCCAGTGATCTTTTCCCAAACAGGTTGTTTATCGGGACTCTCAATACGAATTAAGTCTTGTAGATGCTCTACCAAGGTTCCTTCAAACTGATTATAACCATTCAAGGTTATTGTTCTCTTTTTAATACGGGTAGAGACCAAATCTAACTGAAGTGTTCTGTTGACGGTGACGTGGCTTAAACTACCATCAACTTGGTTTCTTGATTCTCGGAACCGAGCACTGCCGCTATACTCGCAGGGGATAACAACTCCTTGAGTCATGTGCATAATTGCGGTTGAAGTTGGTTCGTATGGGTGTCTGTCTGTTAACCCTAAAACAACACGATACTCCTCGCATAACTCCTTTACTCGATACTCAATATGACTTACAGGGCATTGTTCGTGCAAAGCTGTAAATGGATCATTCTCAAAGTCTGAACCTGCAATAGTAATGTGACAAATTTGACCCATATCCACGCCAATGGTGTAAACAAAGGCTGGGTTGTATGGTAAGGTAATGCTGCTTCCAAAGAGAGATTTGATCTCATCCTCGGTAATCTTAGAATCACCGCCAGTATAAGCTTGCCCCAAAACGGTGTTATAGAAGCCACGGATATAGTTATCTTTTTTGTACTTCAGTAGTTGTTTAAACACATAGCTAGGCGGCAAGTTATCTACAGAAAATAGGCTAACTTTATACCCTCGATGGTGTGCTCTTGATGGGTGTTTAGCTACCCAATTACGCAACTCAGGGCGAGTTAAATCAACTGGAGCTTTGCATTTGCTGCAATGGTAATAAGCTTTGGAAAAATCAAGCTTGTAATTGTCGATCATAGTTTGATCCATTTCCAAAACTAGATCAGCAACCCCATCTGGTAGGTTTGGAATATGGACATGTTTTCGATTAAATTCTAAATCCTGCCAATGGTTGCACTTGTGACACTTATAGAGAAACAGATGTTGATCTGATAGATTGAAGTCAGCGTCTATACCAAAGCCAGTGAATGTCGGTGTGCTGAAGCGTTGGTTAATCCGTAGGTCTGAACCTTGCAAACGAGAGTTAAACAAAGCCAGCATTGCTTGATCTGACAAATCCACTTCGTCATTCATGGTGAAGTCAGCATCTTGAGATGTTGCAGCTTTTTCAATAGCTGGCAAAAACATCAAGAAGGAGTTGTTGAAACCAATGTTACCTAGTGAACGAACACGCCCCTGATTGGCATCTCTGAAGACCTTGATGGTTTCAATCAAGGGGTATACCCGTGTTTGAACAATACGATCTCGCATATCTTGATCGGGCAAACTAAAGATCAGCTTTCGGTGTGGGTTGCGAACACAGAACATCAGAGCTTTTTGAATTTGAATTTCTGTCAAGCCGATCTGAGAGATTTTAATGCAGCATAAGTTGTCGTGCATATCGTCCAAAATTTGCTGCTGGAAAAATCTGCCCTTAAAACTGATCCGCTTTCCTCGGATTCGAGAATGCTTCAACACCCAACTATGGTTTGGTGTTGGGTTATAAATCTGATCTTGAAGCTCTAGCAGTTGGTCGTAGAGAGCCTTGTGAAATTGAGTCATTACAGTGCCTCTACAAAGAAGTCAAAAGGGATTTGATTTATTCTAGCATAGGATTCTAAAGCCTCCACCACGGGATAGTGATACTGGTAGCCTTGGTCAATGATCTCCGACCAGTTTTTTACTTTGATTGTGGCATCCTTGCAAATATAGTGTTTGCTTGGGTTGTTAGCGGTTCCAAAGCTACAGCAAATGTTGCCGAGGTGAGTGTCAAAATCAAACTCCGGCTGATCCGAAAAGCCAGAGGGGAATAGCATCGCCAAGGATACCTCAGACTGCTTCCTAATGCCCTTATAGATAGCCATAGCCTCGTGGAAGGACACAATCTGGTACTGGTTGAGGTTGCTGCGCCAACGCTTGCCACGCCCCATATCAGCGGACAGCTTGTTCTGGTCTAGGCCAAGATAAAGTATGTTTTGCAGTACCGCGTTTTCTTTGCCTTCGAGTTGATATGCCCTAAATTGATGGTGGGTCATCTGATCGACTTTGACATTGAAACACGCTTGATAAAAGGTGTACTCATCGACAGCTTCTAAACAATGCTTGCGGAAAAGATCAGGCCGTCTCCGGCTCACATCTTCTATTTCTAAGTCAGCACATATAGCTGACATCATAGCCATTAAAGGGTCATCGTCCAGCTTATCAGGATACTTGGTGTGGTCATAGAAGCCATTGGGGAACAAAACCTCAATACGTTTGTTGATCAGCTTGCTCAAAGCTTGTGCTTGAGTGTAGCTGACGTACATGTTCTTGCCCTTGCAAGAGTAGTGGTGGTCGTTTACACCCAGAATTTCAAGCCCTCGGTGGTAGAACGGGCTTAACCGCAAGTAGTGGAAAAGCTCACTTGGTTGATTACAAATCAAATTTGTGTCTTTTGGTCGCTGAATTGGTCTGGCCATGATTGGTTTCCGATTACCGTTCGTCCCCCAAAATGTACCATAATTAAGTATATTTTGGCGAAACTTTTTGGCTTTCTTACTTATTCTTTTATATTCCTATAGATACATTTTTCTCCTTTGGAGTTCAAAAGTAAAAGCCAAATATACTTAATTCTTGTCTGTTTTGTGGAAAAGAGAGCAATAATTAAGTATATTGAAAAACCTTGCTGGTCGATCCACGTTGGCCTTAAGCTGAGGACACCCCCCTTCCTTTGGAGAAAGCAACATGGCTATCAAGCCTTTACAGGGTGAGGAACAACCCTCAACCGTTAACGTTGGCAAATACCCTCAAATCAATGGTCAAGCTTTAGCTGTGATCTTGAAGATGGTTCAGAATGGCTTAGAGTCGGGAGACTTTCGCAAGTACATTGAAGATAGCCCATACTCAAGTCGCATTCAGCAGATGTCCCTTCAACTTGTTGGTGAAGACCTTATTGTTTCGTCGAGGAAACGAACAGAGGAAGAATTGAAGAATCCAAGCAACATCTTTGAGGAGTGGATTAATTTGGAGCAATCTATTGACCAATTGATTGCTAACGTGGATACTCGTGCTCAAGGGGTCAAGCTTAAAGCTGATTACTTAGAGAAGCGTCAGAAAGCCTTGGATGTTCTCACGCCTTTAATCGAGGCTCAAAACTTCGTATCTGGAGTCACTGACTTCTTGCGAGAGAACACAACCCCTGATCTTTTCGACAAACTTATGGCTTATTGCAGTAATGCAGTTTAAGGAGATTGACAATGGCTGGTTTTAGTCTTGATGATTTAGACAGTGTAGTTGGCACTGTTGGTAAGAAAAACCTTGAGGAAGTTGTCAAAGATGAGATGAGTAAGCCTGTGTGTGAGTTTGACACAGATGTTTACCGGAAATACGCGCCCCCCTATCTGGAGAAGGACTTACCCGTCATTCCTCTGCGTGAGATGGACAAGCGCCCAGTGTTCGACGGTTGGTCTAGCTTTGGCCATACACCTGTTCCGGCATCAACCAAACGTTACTGGTTGAAGCCTAGCAAGTACAAGAACAACATGGGTCTTGTCACAGGTAAAGTTTCTGGCATCTGTATTGTTGATATTGATACTGATGAGCCAGAAATCCTTGCTCTTTTTGATCGCATTCTTCCCCCGTCTCCTTGGAAACGTATCGGTCAAAAAGGTTTTGCACTGGCTTATAAGTATAGCAACCTCCGCAGCTTCCGTATTCAGTGCAATGCCATCGGTAGTATCATGGACTTTTTGTCTGATGATAAAGATGGTGCTGGTTGTCAAATCGTATTGCCTCCCTCTATTCACCCGAAAACCCTCAAGCCTTATGTAGCCAACGCCAATTTGATTGATGTTTTGGATCAGCTTACCGAGCTTCCTTACAATGTCGAAGATCAATTGCGGAAAGGTCTTGAAGATTTAGGCTATGACCTTTCCATGAAAGGTTATGGCAAGATTACAGACGTACTTCCAGCAGGTGTACGCGACAGCAAATTAACCGAACGGGCTGGACTGTTGGCTTTTGCAGTACGGCGGTCTGAAATCACGGTAAAAGAAGCGATTGGTATCCTTCACTCAGTAAATGAGACTTTTGTTCAGCAGGTCGAAGGAGACCTCATGGACATGGATAAACACATCAGCAACTTTATCGGCTTTCTTCTGAATGACGTTGAAGTGAACAAACGCCCATTGCCTTTGGGTTGGGATAAAGGTTTGGATGATGTTGCTAAGGAAAAGCTAGGCTTAACCCTGCGCAAAGATCAGGTCGAGAAAACTTACGAAGATATTATGGCTGAATTTTCAGCTTCACTTGAAGCTGGGAAATCAATGGTGGATTCTATTCGGGCAGCACTTGAAGCGATTGCCTTAAAAAGTACCGTTGATGAATTGCAAGAGAAAACCTATCTGCGTGATATGGCTTCTGGCAGCGAAAAACAATTCACCTTGGCAGACTTAAACTCCTACGTCAAAGAGCGTCGAGTCAACGACCGTAAAGAAACTCGTGGTGAAAATGGGGAGAAAACCCTACTTGAAGACCATACCAGTGTGGCTACGGCTGCCTTGGCGCGTATGGTTAAGCTGTTCCCCAAAAACACCGACCCTATCCGCAGTGATGAAACTGGGCGTGTTTACAAGTGGATGGGTTCCTACTGGGAAGAATTTAAACGTTCGGAAATTGAAGAGTACATCTCTCGTAATTTCCAAGGTTTGGACATCACCCGTAAACGTGGGGATATTACAGGGATCACAGCCCAGTTCATCATTTTCTGCCCCAAACGCTTGAAACGTGATATTCGGGTGGGTGTCAACTTCAACAATGGTTTCTTAACCAGCGGTGGTGTATTGTTGCCCCATCACCCTGACTTCGGTTGTACTTATGTGTTGCCTTATTCTTATCGCCCTGATCTGGCTGATAAGATGCCGATGTTCAAAAACTACCTGTACTCTTGCTGGGGTCATGAGGGTGCTGAGGAGTTTAAAATCAAGGTCAAAGCCTTGCAGCAAGCCATTTGTTGTAGTCTGATGGGTTTTGCAACTCGCTTCCAAAAAGCCTTCTTGCTGTATGGCCGTCCAAGTACGGGTAAATCAGTGCTGTTGAAAATCATTGCTTCTTTGTTCTGCGATGACGCAAAAGCAGCGGTTAGCCCCAACCAATGGAAGGACAACTTCCAATTGGTTGGTATGCACAACAAACTGATCAACATCATTGGTGAAATCTCTGAGAAATACCGCATTGAGGGCAGTGTCTTCAAAGAGATTGTGGATGGTTCCCCAATCTCAGTACGTCACCTTTACGGCGAGCCTTTCATCTTCCATTCGTATGCAGCACAATGGGCAGCTTCCAACTTCTTGCCTAAGACATCAGACACCTCTGACGGCTTTAACCGTCGCTGGTTGGTTTTCGAGTTTCGCCGGATTGTGCCTCAGCATGAGGTGATCCCTGACTTAGAAAACAAGATCATCAGCCAAGAGCGTGAGGCTATTGTTGCTTGGGCTATGGACTGCTTGTCCGAGTTGGTAGATGCCAAACACTTGGTAGAGCCTACATCTCACACCAAGGTGATGCGTGATCTAAGAGCACACAATAACCCACTGCGTTTGTTCTTGCAGGAAAGTTCAGATATTGAGTATAATGATGCCTGTTGGATCGAAGAACGAGACTTGTACCAGAGCTTCATTATGTATGCCTCTGAATTTCTCGGTACTCGTGAGCGGATGCCCATCTTGGCTTTCCGTGAGCGTATTGATGAATTGGGAGATTCCTTGGATATTCCTGCTCTTCGTGATCAAGGCAAAACACCAAGGATTCTCCGTGTAAATTCCCGATATTGGGGGTTGCACGCAACAACTTCGGTGGCGAATCCAAGCGAGTCATCACCTTTACTGGCAAAAGCCAACATTTAGTGGAGTTTTATCATGGGTTTTAAAATCGCAAACAGTCAAGCTGCTGGCATCTACATCCTCTGCCGCGTGGTTGAAGAGCCAAAGGATACTGAGGAAGTCACCAAGGGTGGTATCCTGATCGCTGAAGTCAATCGGGATACCAACCCAACAAAACCACGACCAATGGTCGGTGTGATTGAAAGCATTGGTTCCTTGGTGGATTCGCGTTTGGGTTTGGTGGTGGGTTTGACTGTGACCTTCCCTCCATTTGCTGGCCACCGTATCCCCCAAAAGAAAGACCCTCGTGGTGACTTGGTGTTCATCAAAGACAGCGAGATTCTTGGCCAGTTAGTGTTGGAGAACGAAGATGACTGATTTGGTTGATGAAGGTGGTGAAATCCCCACATGGGTTCCCCCTCCAGAAATGTTGAAAAGCATCCCTTGCTTCCCGACTGGCCATGCGCTGCTGGTTGGTATGCCGCTGACAGAGATTTACTACAGCCATGAGCTAGGCCGTTGGTGTTATGACCTTCGCCCTGTTGCACCGGATGAGATTCACATCCCGTTCGGCGTGTTTAACTTGAACACTTAGGCTATATCACGTAAAGTAAGGGGAAACGTTACTCCCCCTTACTCCACCCCCTCTGAAAAGAGGGGTTTTTTTTATGTTGCAACAATAAAAAATTATGGTATATTGTCTAAACCACTTACGGAGATTGTTTTATGGCTACTTTTGCCCATCGACTTTTGCATCGACTTCATCATTATCATGGGGTTTCGCAGCGCAGCTTGGCCAATGCTATGGACTACAAGCAGTACCAATCGGTTTCGCATTGCCTTGCCAATGAAGACGCTGACCTTCCCTTTGATAAAGTCGATAAACTTGTCAAAGCTTTCGGTCATATTCTTTACAAAGAATCTGCCGAAACCGAAGCTCTTATTGATACGTCAGAGATTGATTACTTCTGCCTTTTGAACCAGTTTATTGCTGATCAAGAACCCTCTGTTGCCAAGATACTGATGGTTCGAGCGGTCAACTGCCTGAAAGAAAACCACAAACAAGTGGTTAACGTAGCTCAAGATAGCGTCTATCTCTACAACAATGGTACGAGCACTGGCTTAGTCCATGATTGGGAGTCCGCTCAGCAGGAAATGAGCCATGTTAAGCTTCTGAAAGTGTTTGTGCCTCTAAACAAATACTTGCAGCAGAATTTAACCTTGTCCAGCTTCTACACCCACCTTAAAGGCCAAGTGATAGACCTCCCACCTAGTGTTGTTGGGAAGATTAGCCAATCTTACCTCCAAAAACGAGCGTTCGATGACCTCAACAACAATCAGGTCAGCTATTTGACCTCAAAACTCGTTGGCTCAGTTTGCTGTAGCCTCACAGATGAGGATAAAGCTGATCTGATTAACTCTGGCTTTATCAAAGAGTGTGGCCAGATTACCTTTGCTGGTTTGCTTGTTTCCGCGACCCACTTGATTGAATTGCGCTACCATGAGGTGTTAAAAAATGGCTGAGAATCGCTATCGTTACATTGATGACCCCGATCACAATGTTTACGCAAAGAGTTTTGTTCCACCCTGCCCAGCAGGTGTAGCAAAAACTGAGCTTCCTAAGCTGGTATTCTATGTCCATATTGGTAGTGGACGTGTTTATTACCGGACTGAAGAAGATTTTAACAACCGTATGGTTGCCCTTGAGGAGAGTAGTGATGTTTAAGTTTATCAACGATTGGTTTCAATCAAAACGCCGTACCCGTGAGTCTTTTCAACGCTTGCGCACTATTGAAGACCCATTTGTCCGTGATTTAACCGTTGAACTAGAGGTCAAACTGGCTGAAAATCCAAAGGATGATCGTATCCTTTTGGCCTTGAAAATGCTCCGAGACATTGGATTTTTGTGCAATAATGACCCTCGAAACTTCGCTTTCGGAAATAAAGCTTACCCAACCAACTTTAATTTTCACCTGTCGGCTTTGTTTCCAGCACAAACAATGGTGAAAATGGATCATTGGAATCCCTCGCAGGATTACTGCCCAGCCTTTATCTCGGCTTTCCATGATTACATTATTGTGTACAAACACTATATGTTTGAGATTTGCCATCGTAGCGGTATTATTGGACGTAAAAACTTCCCTGAAGTACCTGTATGGCGTACTCCACAATACTACGATTTTGATAGTCAGACATTCAAATGCTGTGTTGGTGGTGTAGTGGCTCAAGGTGATTACTTAAACCACTGTGGTGGCCTTTTCTCCTACAACTATAAAGACACCCATTTTACTCCGTTTGATTTAAACATCAATTCTGGTTCAATGATTCACTTAACTTGTGATCGAATCAAAGCTTGCCGTTTTGGCAGTGCGTTTGATTTTGATTATGAGTTGCAGTATCAGTTTTCTGAGGGTCGAGAGCGTGACGTGATGGTCGCTAACGGTATTTTGTACATCTTAAACCATAAGGGTGTAGCACCCACCATTGATCGAAAAGCAACCAAGCCAGAAGACTACGGTTTTGAACCAAGACCCTACATTGCTTCTGAATCAATCCACCCTTACCCACTCAACAAGCCACGGGAGCATATTGAAACCTTTTGCCCTTCCTCTGAACGTCACTTTATGAGCACTGCTAGAAGTGAGGAAGAAAGTGTAACCTTTTGTGAAAGGGCGGCTAACCATGTGGATTAAATGTACTGGTGGAACGCTCATTCATGTGAGCCAAAATGGTGATGGTCTCTGTCTTTGTGGTGCTGACTTTGAGCGTAGCCAGCTTGAGCCTATCCAGAAGCTTGAGGGTGGTCGTAAATGCTTAACTTGTTTCGAGAAGTTGAGTGCTCACTATGTTGAGAAATCTGTAACCCCAAGCAACTCTTTGCATCTGATCTTGAGACTCAGTATGGCTCAGGCAAATCATCAAGGTTTGCGTCTAAATCAAGCTGAAGTTTCAACTTTGCTTGAAGAGCTTAATGACGTGTTCAATGTGAACCCCTATCTTGACCTGTTGGATTTTTACGGTCAGACTTTTGATCTCGAACAAACTGACCGTAGGCTTCACGGTCTCTAGGGGGTAGTATGAAAGAGTTCCTTTTGATGTGCATTATCGCTTGGCCTGAAATCTCTCTGTTGGGAGCCATTGCAGGTTTGGTGTTTCAAATGCAGTGCAGCAAAGACAAGGTTTCACCGTTCGTCTCAGTGGCATTCGGAGTCCTTGCTGTTTGGTGTCTGGTTGCTTTCATTGCAATCGTCCTCAAAGTGTTGGTGGGCTGAGAAAAAAAAACCTCCGGTAACGGGGGT